TCCCGCCAGCTCCGCCGTATGCGGAAATTAACGATCCGACAGATGTCGTTCCGCCACCATTTCCGATTCCGTCCGTTGTTCTAGCAGTTCCTCCAGCCCCAATCGTTACAGTTTCAGTAGAGCCCATTGCAGATAATGTAAGCCATCGCTCATTATATCCGCCGCCGCCGCCGCCGCCCGCGCGAGTCGGGTATCTTCCGCCGCTGGCACCGCCGCCCCACGCCTGAATAAGAACGCGCGAGCCAGCAGCAAAGCCAGAAGGCTTCGTCCATGTGCCGGAAGACGTGAAGGACTGAACGTCAATTGCGCCGCCGCCCGCAGGTGCAGAAGACACCCACGCCGTACCGTTGCTGGTCAAAACATTTCCGTTTGAGCCCGGTGATGTTAAGCCAGTGCCACCTTTGGACGGCTGTAAAACACCGGACGTATTCGCTCCCGGCGCAAGGTTGGATAGGTCGCGAGGGATCGTCATCGTTAAACTCCCGGCTCAGTCGGCCAAGTAACATTCCAAGGGAAGCCTTCTTGGTTAGGTATATCACGGAGAGCTTGCCGGTAGGTAGCCCACGCAAGGTCGTCTACAGGCGCGTCAGCAAGTTGGGTCCAGTCAGAATCAGACAGCTTTCTGTTGCGCGCCAGCCGGACCAAAGACGCTTGATCTTCATCCATGCGAGCCTCGTAGTCGGCCTGCTCCTGAGAGTTCGCGAAAACAGGCCCAAGGACGTACTTGGTGTACCATTTCCCGTCAGCCTGCTGTTCAACACCCTGACGCATGGAATACTGATACGCCGTGCCGCCAGTCGCCTGTGGGCCCTCAAAGACAGGATCAACGCCGATAGCTTCCATAACTTCTGGAGTCAGCGTGTCGTAAGACGGACCACCCGTCTCTAAAAGCCAGCGGCGAAGCTGGTCTTCGAACATCACGGCACCAGTAGACCTAACACGCACTTCCATGACATGCCTCATGCGATTGCTAGAAAGATAAAGGTGCCGCCGTTGGCATTGATTTCAGCCGTTGCTGTTGAGCTGATCTCGAACCCTGCGGAATAGGTGTCGATGTAATCCGTGCTGGTTACTTCTGTAGCCGTAGAGTTTAGAAGTAGATACGGGTCATTGCCAGCAACAATGCCACGAGAACTATCCCAAACGTACCAGTCGCCTGTGTTGTCGGCACGCTTAATCATCACAAAACGAGCGCCGCCGGTGAAGCCGCAGTTAATCTGGTTAGTCGTGCCTGTACCGACATAGCTACCTACTTTACTTACACCCGATAGAGTCGCAAACAGGTAGGCAATATAAGTACTCCCAGCCGCGTTCACATCGCTGGAACTCGAAAGCGTAAAAACTGACGCTGTGGGCTGGGTGCTGCTTAGTGTGGCGTTGTTTATGTTTGCCACACTATTCGCGTTTAGAGTAAGCATATCAAAATTGGGCGTACCTCCAACACCGGTACCCCAAATTGCTGCGGAGTAAACACGCCAATTTGAGACAAGGCTACGGCTTTTGAATATCATAAGTTCTGGAGTTTGCCCAAGATTGTGAGAAACCGTCCTAGTCGCGCCATTACCAGTATAGCAAACAGTGTCAAAGACCCCCCAAGCACGATTGAAATTCCAGCTCGCGTAGTCCAAGAGATAGTTAATATTGTTAAGGTTGGTAGTACCTTGAAGTAACTTTATGCCTGTCTGAACGCTAGTATCAATTACCTGACCGCCGCCGGAAAGCCCAGTTACCGGATTAACTTCCGCAGCCGTAGCCGAAGAATAAATGACTGCTTGCCCACGCAGGCGATCCGCCCATAAAGGAACTAGAGCCCCTGCTGAACGGGCTTTAATAATAGACAAATCTGGTGTGATAGTCGTGTTGATCTGCCTATTTGCGACGTTATCGCCCGTATAAGCAATAGGAGAGTAAACACTTGTCCCACTCGTCGGTGCTTTCATCGGGCCACGACGAATAGCAATATAAATATACGTTTCCCCGCTTGTTCCAGTAGCGGTAAACCCCGTCGAAGTTATAATTGGATTAGCCGAAACAGCGGCGTCTGCAAGATCAGTATACGGATACAGAGCTGTATTTGCCCCCGTCGAAACGCCAGTAAGCCCGCGAACCGTGTCGTACACAATCCAGTTGTCGAGCAAAGTTGAACTTTTCACGAGAACCCATTGGGGTTCGTACCCAAGAGTCACCGTCGCGCTTGGACCAGTAAAACTCCCGCATGAAATGACGTTGTCGGTACCAGAAACCCCAAACCCGCCTGCGTCATGCGCGAAGATATAAGCTACATAACTGCCTCCAGACGCGTTAACTGTAGCCGCTGTACCGAGGCTAAACTGAGTAGCAGTTGGTGTCGTATTGTTCCAACGCGTAGCGTCGACGACTGACGCTGCTGTTGTATTAAGTACGTTGTACCTAGTAGCCCCCATACTACGATGATAAACATTCCATGCAAATGATGCATCGAGGCGTTTGATTATTATACAACCCGGAACAGACTCTAAATTATGCGATATAGTACGGTTAGCACCGGTACCAGTATAAGTAACAATATCAAAAAACTTAGGGCGCTTTTCGAACGCCCACGAGATATACCTGTCTGATGCTCGGTTAGTTATACGAGTGGCGTTATTGCTGCCGGTAGAAGCGGTAACAGTGAACCCACTTGCGGTAAACGCGCTAAGGTAGTCTGAAGAATTTGGTACGCCGCCGCCAGTACCAGCAGTTGAATTAGAGGCGATAATGTTTGTCGCAACAGTTGTCGCCCCCGTTCCGGGACCACGAGCGGTATCGGTCCATGCGTGGCCGCAACCGCCGGTGTTTGTTCTATTTTTAATCCAAACAAGGCCACCTTTATTCAGGAGGTCAAGCCCATTGGTAATAGTCTGGGTACCACTATTGCCTATATACGTATAAGTCGAAAACACATCTTCGACGTATACACGCGCGTCAGGGGGTGCGGCAAAGCCATAACCTTGCGCCGAGCCGCTTGCTAAAGAAATGATACTAGGCATCAGCCCCTCTTATGCGTACTTAACTTGAGACGCCAAGACCGTGAAAGCGGCGTTGCCTGTCTTAATGATAGTGTAGACATAGACATCAACGCTGTTCGCATTGCCTACAGTCCAAGCCGTCCCACCTTGGTATTTCGGTGTGACCGCAGAACCATCAACTTGCACTACGTTGTTGTAGAACGCGGTTCCGCCGTTAGTAGCTAGAAAGACAACGGTGACTGCTTGCCCTGTCGCCATCGCTGTATTTAAAGTTGTTCCGGCGCTTGCACGGAAGTTAATCGTCCAGTTATTAGATGCTGACGCAGTGTAGTACAGCACTGACTGTGAAGTGATATTGTACGTGACCGTACCGGTAGCTGACGTAGCAGAGACCGTAGCAATCTCCGACATATTTGTCAGAAGCGCCGCCAGCGAGGCAGACGTGCCAGCCAGCGTGAGTTTTAAGCCGTCTGTAGTAATGCCACTTGTTTCGCCAACAACCGCAGCGTTGTCGTAAAGCAGCCGTGTAGAAGTGCCGCTGGTGATCGTAGTCGTACCAACAGTAATCGTGTTGGGGCCAGTCGCGCCAGTGGGTCCAGTTGGACCAGAAGTACCTAGAACACTTACGTTGAGTGAGATGAACTCTACTATGTCGCCAGCGGTGCATGCTGCTGCGAGCACGACGTCTGTGCCGCTGGTAGCGGTGTAGTCAGACCCATTGAGCAGCACGCCGTTGACGAACACTTGGATGCTCGGCGGCGTGTAAGTAACAGAGAACGTCGTCTGCCCACCAGTCGCCGTGTAAGCCGTGCGCGTGTAGTTAGCCGGGCCAACCGTACCGGTCGGGCCGGTAGGCCCAACAGCACCAGCGGTGCCAGTCGGACCAATAGCGCCGGTATCGCCGGTAGGCCCGGTTGGGCCAGCAACAGTAGACGCAGCGCCAGTCGGACCAGTCGGGCCATCAAGGCCGTTTGCCCCAGTAGGCCCAGTGGGACCAATAACGCCGGTCGGACCAGTTGGACCGATGTCGCCAGTGGGGCCAGTCGGGCCAATGTCGCCAGTAGG